TTTTATACTGCGGGATAGAGCAGTAGCAGCTCGCCGTGCTCATAACTCGGAGGTCAATGGTGCAAATCCATTTCCCGCTTCATTAAAACAAATTAATATGAAATACAATGATAGAAGAACTTAATAAAGAAATAGAAGTTATTCTTAAAAAGCATATAGAAGGAAAACCTTTCTTTGATGCTTTAGACATGATGATCCGTAGCAAAGCTAACATTTTAAAAATTGCTATGAATCACTTAATCAGTAATACTTTGGATTCTACTAATGATAAAGTGTTAATATTAACTGGAGAAATTGGTAAAGTAGTTTCATTGAATTATAATGATATCTTGTGTAAACATTTTAGAGCTATTATTTTACTTCCTGGTGGATTATCAAAGATATCATGGTGTAAAGTAAAAGAATATCTAACACCGAACATAAATGTTTTAAAAGTATATGCTGATGCAGATTATTATGTATTTGATGATTCATATTATTCGGGACAAACTGTAGATAATATAGCATTCGCATTATTTGACTTAGCAAATATTCAGATAACCAAAACCATAGTTGTATATGATGGAAGTATTAATCGATCTGAATATGTTGTATCATTATTTCGTTACCATAATTAAATTAATATGAAAAGAGCAATATTTCCAGGAACTTTTGATCCTTTTACAAAAGGACATTTAGAGATTGTACAAACATCTCTAACTATTTTTGATGAACTTATTATCGTATTAGCACGGAATTCAAATAAAACTACAGTTTTCAATTTAACTGAAACAATAGACAAAATCATAAAGTTATGTAATCAAACTAAAGGATTATCATTTGTACATTTACAAGATAATTTAACCGCTAACGTTTGCGAATATTTAGGAGCAAAATTTATTGTTAGGGGATTACGTAATAATAGTGATTATGAATATGAGAACCAAATGTTTAAATATAATAAATTAATAAATCCATCAATAACAACAATCTTCATTCCCACTGAAAACTGTATATCTTCTTCATTCGTAAGGGAATTATATTTAAGTGTTGGAGGAGATAAACATTTAAAATACATTATTTAATATGAAACAATTTCAACAACAACTACAGAAACAATTTAATAAAATGTGTGAAACAGGAAAATTGTTTTGTAGTAAATTAACAGGACAAGAAGTATGGAATCTGTATTTAGATTCTTTTACGGATGAACATGATCCTATATTTAGAGATCCTAATTCTTCTGAAAATAATTGTAATACTTGCAAAAACTTTGTTAGACGCTATGGTAATATAGTAGCATTAGATGAGAACATGCAAATAATAACAATGTTTGATTTTGAGCCAGTAGATTATACATTTAATGACTCTTGTGAAGCAATTACTAAAGCTATTAAGTCAGCAGGAATACAAGATGTATTCTTTGAAACATGGGATTCTCTTAATTCACTTCCATATGAAGCATGTAAGAAAACTAACACGATGTTTCGTTTAGGTATTGATCAAAATGTTAAACGATATACTAAAGAAGAAGCAGCTAAATTTGGAGTTGTAAAACCGAATGAGATTAGAACATTTTATCATATGTGTTTGGATTTACCCAAAGCATTTGTTGATATGAGTGGCAAATCTGATCTAGCAATTCAAGCAAATTATCGTGACGCTAAAAACGTATTTCAACGTTGTATGGAAGAAATTCCTCTTGATGTATTACTTCTTGTAAAAGATTTAATTAATCAAGGATCATTACTTGATGGACAAACACACTTGTACAAACTCGACCAAATCATACCTCTCAAGAAGGCTTATGATCTGAATCGTAATGACAAGGATAATTGGTGTTGGTTTCATTCTTATAATTTGCCAATTGCAAAATTCAAAAATGAATTAATTGGTACATTGTGTAGCGAAATTGCTGAAGGAACAGAATTAGAAACTGCTTGTTTGAATTGGAATAAAAGAGTAGATCCTGCTAACTATATGAAAGCAACTGCTCCTATTACTAAGAAACAAATTGATGATGCAAGACAGTTCGTTATTGATAATGGATATGAACAATCCTTCGCAAGACGATATGCTACTATTGATGATATTAAAGTATCAGAGATATTACACGCAAATGCTGGTAAAGGAACAATCAAAGAAGTTTCTATCTTTGATGGAATTGCTGCAACTAAAACTACCTCTAAATTGAATAAATTCGATGGAGTAGAAGAAGTAACAATTGACAAGTTTATGAAAGATATTCTTCCAACTTGTACATCTGTTGAGGCTTATTTATTAAATTCTCATCGTAGAAATATGGTAAGTTTGACTACTTCTAAAGATGAGAATAGTAAACCAATTTTTAAATGGACTAATAATTATAGTTGGACTTACGCTGGTAATTTAGCAGGTAAATCATTCATTAAAGAGGCTGTTAAATCAGCTGGTGGAATAACTGATGCTGTATTACGTTTCTCTATTACATGGAATGAAGATGGTCGAAGTATATGTGATTTGGATGCACATTGTGTGGAACCAAATGGTGCTCACATTTATTATGGTAACTATAAATTGCCATCAAAAACTCCTAGTGGAGGTTGTCTTGACATTGATATGATAAGACCATCGAAACTTGGTGTTGAAAATATCTTCTGGACTGATCAATCTAAATTAAGAGACGGTGTATACAAATTTTCAATTAACAATTATGATAGCGGTCGTAATAGTGGATGTAAAGCCGAAATTGATTTTAATGGAAATGTGTTTACATACCATTATAATAAAGAATTACAGAAAACTGTAGCTTTTGCTGAAATTCTTATTAAGAATAGTGAGTTAGCAGATATTAAACATTTAGTACCTTTATATGATTCAAACGCAATCTCAATGGAGATTTATGGTTTGAATACTAATCAATTTCACAAAGTTAATCTAGTTTGTTTATCTCCAAACCATTGGGGAGAAAACAATGTAGGAAATAAACACTATTTCTTTATGTTAGATAATTGTAAATGTCCTATTGAACTCAGAAGTTTCCATGTGGAAAACTTAATACCAGAGTTACTAAATCATCGTAAAGTAATGGAAGTACTCGGATTTAGTACAATGATTAAACCAGGTGGTGAACAATTATCAGGTTTAGGATTTAATGCAACAGTTAGAGATGAATTGATTGTTAAACTTAGTGGTACACATAATCGAATAATAAAAATTAAATTTTAAATATAATGAACTTTTTACAAGCAACACGAATAAAATTGAGATATGCTACTCCAAAAGGCAATCTCAGTACTGAACAATTATGGGATCTGTCGCAAGCAGATCTTATTACTTCTATTAAAGAAGTAAAGAAAACATTATCAACATCAACAAATGATGATGAATTGTCTTTCTTGAATGAGAATAACACTCCTGATGTGGAAAACACATTGCGTTTCAATGTTCTGAAAGAAGTCTTCTTAACAAAGAAAGCTGAAATAGATGAAAGAAAACTTGCATCAGAAACTAAGAAACATAACGAAAGAATTCTTGAGCTTATTGCTTCTAAACAAGATGAAGCTTTAGCTAATAAATCTATTGAGGAATTAACAGCTTTATTGAAATAATATGATAGCATTAGTTATACTATCAATAACAGCTATAGCCCTCGTGTTAGTAATTATAACCGCTTTAATGTAAAATTATGGAAGACTTAAATACAACAACTGATACTAATAATGGTTCATTAGTAAATCTAATGCGTGCATCAGTATCAAAAATTAAACAAGAAAGAGCTAATCAGGTATTGAACAATGTTCATACTACTTTCAAACAGAAAGTTGATGCTTCTTTCAATAAAATTGGGGAACTTGCCGCACGTAAAGCCGATTTACTGCATAAATTAGTACCTACTACAACTATCCAAACTGATTTTAACGTAAATGCAGTTGATTTTGTTGATCAAGATTGCAAAATTCTGCAGGAACTTCTAAATGAAGAAATATGGTTTGAAGGATTAAAGAAAGAGTATAAAGCTCTCTTTGGTAAAGAATATGTTGAACCAGAATCTTTTTTATAATGGGAGGAACAACGTACGATTCTCACTCTTCTAGAAGTAGAGAAATGGAATATAAATCAATGTCGCGTGAACAGATCTTTAAAGCAAGAGAAATTCACGCTTCATTGAATCCCTTTGGACTCAAAGTAAGAGAATGTCGAGACTCTGATGTTCATCCAAATACTATTGCAGTTATTATGGGATTAGACGTAACTGGATCTATGGGACGTATTCCTGAAGATTTGATTAAAAATCACTTCAGTAATATGATGGAGACATTCATTGCACACGGAATTACAGATGTAGCCATTTGTTTTTGTGGAATTGGTGATCATTATTCTGATGAAGCACCATTACAAGTAGGACAATTTGAATCTGGTGATGTAGAACTAACTAATAATTTAACTAATATCTGGTTGGAAGGAAATGGAGGTGGACAGAAAATGGAAAGTTATCTATTACCGTGGTTATTTGCTGCTAGACACACATCGATTGATTCTTTTATTAAGAGACATAAAAAAGGATACTTATTTACTATAGGCGATGAATGGAATCATCCTTGTGTAGAAAGTGTGGCATTGAAAAAAATTCTCGGATACAAAGAATCACAAGACGAGATGGCAACTGAACTTCTAAAAGAAGCACAAGAACAATGGAATGTTTATCATATTCACTGTTCTGATGGATCTTATGGTGTAGAAATCTCTGATAGATGGAAAAGATTATTAGGAGAAAATCTTTTTATTTGTCATTCCTCTAAAGTAGTTGATAAAATTGTTGAAACTATCGTTATTGCCGAAGGTAGTAATGAAGAACAAACAGTTTTAATCAATACTCCAATAATTTCAGTTCTAGATGACTATTCAGTAACTCCCTCATTCTTGAAATATGACACACATTCTTAGTTTTATAACAGGAATGATTGTCACGGAAACTATATTATAAACTAATAAATTAAATTATGTCAGATATACATTCAGTAATTGATTTGGGGTATGGTGATTCTGGAAAAGGAGTTGTAGTTGATTATCTTTGTTCACAATATCATTTAGAGGATACATTCGTTTTTCGTCATTCAGGTGGTCATCAAGTTGGTCATACGGTTAAGATTGGAGATCTTATACATGAATTTCATCATTTTGGTTCTGGAACTCTTCGTGGATATACAACTATCTGGGGAAATGAATGTACAGTTAGTCCAATTCACTTTCGACAAGAACGAGATGTTCTTTTGTTAAAGAATGTTGTTCCAAATATATTAATAATGAGTTCTTGTCCAGTTACTACTATATATGATATTGTTTATGATAGAATAACTAATAATCATAATACTGTTGGAGTTGGATTTAGATACACTCTTGAAAGAAATAAATTAATTCCTTTTACATTTGAAAATTTAATGAACAAAACAGTTACCAGAATGAAATTGCAATGTATTTTACAATGGTATTTTGATAAATGTAAAGGGTTGGATTTACTCGATAAGTTTATGAATGAACTTGTTATTCTATCTTCTGATAAATTCTCATTTGAAGAAGATTGTGAATACATTAGAGAAAATGCAGTACACGTTTCGGATAAATATCTTCCGTGTGGTAATTTAATTTTTGAAGGTAATCAAGGAGTTCTTTTAGATAGATATCACGGATTCTATCCACATGTAACATTTGGAAGAACTACTAATTATAATGTAAATAAGTATGTTAAATCTGATAGAGGATTAAGGCGATGGTGTGTGACTAGAGCTTATTCTACAAGACACGGTGCTGGTCTTTTATTAGATGAACAGGAGTTAGTATTGAAAAACACCGAATATGAATCAAATCATGATAATGTATATCAAGGTAAATTTAGAACTGCTCCATTAAATATGGATCTTATTTATTATGCGTTGAATTGTGACCGTAGAGATTACAATGGTTTATTATATTCAAGTATTGTTGTAACATGTGTGGATCAGGTTGATAATGCAGATGAAATAGTAAATAAAATAAAAGATCTTGATGGTGCTTCAATATACATTAATACTTCTCCTGAGTCTAATACAATAAAAAGAGTATGGTAAAAAAATATAAAATCTTTGATGATAATCTTCAGCTAATAAAGGAAATAAATACACTCCCGAAACAAATGTTTATTCGATGGTTAACAATATTTCTATTTTGCTCAATATTTCCTTTCTTAGCTGGATATTACATTAGTAAGTCTAAATACAATCAAGAATGTATTGTAACAGAAAAAGAATATGTTGTTCTTACAGGACACAAATCTAAACCAACCGAAAAAGGAGTAAAACAAGCTATTAAGGATCTTAATATTAAGTTTCCTCACATTGTGTTTGCTCAAATAGTATGTGAATCAAGTGGAAAAAATGGAAAATTATTTTCTTCAGGAATAGCAATAGAAAATGACAATTTATTTGGAATGAAGTTTGCTATGTCTCGAATAAGAACTGCTAAAGGTGTTCAAAATAATCATGCTTATTATGATAGTTGGTATGATAGTATTTTAGATTATGCCTTTTGGCAAGCAACTTATGCCTCCAAAGTAAAGGATGAAGAAGAATATTTAGATCTCATTTGTAGTGTGTATAATACAGCAGCTCCGAATTATAGAAACACAATTAAGAGTATAGCTGAAAAACATCGTTCATCGTTTAAAAATTAATCATGGAAGATGTTAAACTACTAAAAGCGGCATTAATTAAATGGTGTAAAACTCATCCAAAAGAGTATATTATATATAATCGTGAATATGCTTTGTCTCCTTCTCAATTGATTTGGGAAATAGAAAATGAAACTAAAGTAGCTATATCTCTTAGTAAAAGTATAATTGCATTAACAATCAATTTACTTACAAAAGGTAAGGAACATTTAGACTAAATTATGAAATCACTATACAAATTTCTAAAGCAATTAGAAACAAAATGGAATGAAAAGGTCAAATTCTTAAAACAAGGAATCAAATCTTTGCACAAGCAATCCTTGTAAGAAGTAGTACAGCAACCGATTTCCTCGTACAATACATGAAATCTATTCAAGAAGAAAATCCTGAATTAACTGTCGATGAGGTTTTCTTTAAAGCTCGAGACAGTATACGCAATTTTGCAAGAAGTTACAGTTTGAGACTCAGACAACAAATTGAAGAAAAATTCAATTTTTAGTTGATGATTGGAAATTTCTTTATATTTTTGCATATCGCAAAATAACCGCTCGTTAGTATATGGATTAGAACATTTAACACAAATATTTATATTTAAAGTTAAAAGGAGACAGTTTGAGTCTGTCGCGGGTGGCAAATATTAAAAACAATTATGGAAGATAAAATAAAAGAAATACTTAAAAACTTTTGGAAAACTACTTTCTCCGATAAAGAATCGTGTGAACATTATATTCCAATATTTGCTGAAAAGTTGAAAAAACTCTATCAAAGGAATGTTCCATTGGAATATGATGATAACAAAACCTGTGGTGATATTGCAAAAGAAATGAAATTTCCAGTTGGTAAAATTGGATGTCCACATTGTGGTGTAGGACATATTGGTAAATTACATAAAGTGTGTGCTTGGTGTGGTGCCGATATATTTAGTGATATTAGTATGCCTGTGTTGAGTGTAATAGAAAGAATTGTGAAGGATAAACCAAAATATTGGAGGAAGGGACAAGCATGGTTCAATATAGCTTATACATTATATCCAGCAGAAGTAGATATGATTAGAGGAAGTGAAAACGATTGTTTTTATAAGGATAGTCGGATTAAAAAGTTTAAAGAATGTTTATTTGAATTATTAACTAATTAATATGGTAACAGTTGAAACTTATTTGAATGAAATAAATGAAGATGTATATCTCTTTGATGATTGAATGGAAGAGGATGAAACCGATTAATTTAGAAAAACGAAGTATTATTAAGAGAGCTAAGTATAAGGTTTCTTGATATAAGGATATGGTAAAGTTGTTAAGGAATAAAGGTAAGAAAATTACTGATAGTATAATACTTTATTCATAAGAGGTAATAAACCTCAAATACACACCCTCATCGGTTAATAGTAAGCTCCTGGTCTTCAAAACCAGCAATCTTGGTGCAATTCCAAAGTGAGGGTGCAGTAAACAGAGAAATTTTAGTGAAATTAGATATTATATATTATATATCTTGATTTGCTAAAATTCTATTTAAAAATATTTTTCAACTCATGTTCTTCATAAAAAACAACATGAGTTGAAGAATATTTAGAATTATGTAAATCCGTCTTAGAGAATTTTGGTTATATTGTAACTAAATAAAGATTTAGGGTGATATATCAATTAGTAGATTACTAGCTTTGGGAGTTAGAGGTTGTGGGAGCAAGGCCCGCTCACCCTACTATAGTTTAAGTTCAAATAGAGCTTCTATTAGATTTTAATAAAAAAGTTTTGTAAATTTGTATGCCATAAAATTTTGTACTAAAACACTTAACATGGACGAATTTCTTAATTTATGAGACTTTGATAATAAACATTGTCATAGACACTGCATCTGTTGTAGATGCAAAGATGGCTTATCAGCCTATCAAATTGCTGTAAAGTATGGATACTCTGGAACAGAAAAACAATGAATTCAATCAGTTGGATCTTCTGCAGATATACAACAGTTACAAGCACTTGTTATTGCATTACAAGCAAGTACTATAGCAAACACAAAATCTATTGATACTTTGAATAAATCCATAACTACAAGTAATGATAATTTAACTTCATTACAAAGTACTTTGGATCAATTACAAAATGGTTTAACAACAACTAATGCAGCTGTAACAGCACTACAATCAGGATTAGCAGTAGATACTGCTACTGAAACTAATTTGCAAAAAGCTATTGATACTAATAGTAATTATATTACTAAATTGCAAGATAGTGTTGCAGCTGATCAGCAATCTATAGCTACATTACAAGACAATATTGCAGCTAACACAGCAGCAATAAATGCTTTACAAAGTAGTTCAACTTCTAGTGCTACACAATCACAAATAGATGCTTTACAGAACAGTATTACAGCTGATCAAGCTTCGATTTCTACATTGCAAACTAATGTTGATAATAATACTAATGCGATAACTGCATTACAAAAGACAAATACTGATTTACAATCTGCTGTATCTTCATTACAGGATACTACTGCTACACAAGCACAGCAAATTACAGCACTACAAACAGCTAATACATCTACTCAAGATGCTATAAAAGCATTACAGAATACAACTGCTACTAATACAGCTAATATAAATGCTTTACAGAGTAGTTTATCTGCTAATCAGGCTGCTACTGCTTCTAATACTAGTGCAATTACTGCTTTACAAACACAGCAAGCGGCTAATACTGCTGCCATTTCTGCTTTACAAAAACAAGTTACAGCTGGGATATCTACATACGGAACATTTATTGGATTTTCCAATAATACTTATAGTGGTGGAACTACAACTGCGGGTGGTGGAATTATCTTACCTCTTACGCAGCAACCTCAACCATCAACAGCTGGACAATTTACTGTTAATCCAAATGGAACTATTACGGTAAATCAAGCGGGTGTGTATCTTGTTGAAGCGGGTGTTAATGTGGCATCTGGTACAACTACTAATCAATTTGCCATACAAGTAAATGCAGCTGGTATAAACGTACCATATTACAATGCTTATTCAGTAACTCCAGGTGGTGGAGAAGGTTCAATAACCACTATACTTAAATTAAATGCTAGTGATGTATTATCTAATACATTAGTATCTGCAGGTCCTGTACAATTATCATCAAGTATTGGTGGAAGTACAGTACCTTCAAGTACTTTAACAGTAGCTAAAATAGGACAATAATAATTTACACAATGAGAGTACTAGAAATAGTACTCTTTTCTATTTCGGAGTACTTCAGTTGATAGAAACTATGACTGATATTCATAGAGTCGCTGGTTTGAGTCCAGCCTCCGAAACTTCAATAAAGATGTTCAATATTTGAGATTTATTAATGAAAATTAAAAAATTATGTTAAGTTTAGTTAAGAAAAATGATTGGTTTGACTCTTTTTTCAACTTTCCATCTTTCTTTAATTATCCAGTTGTACAAGAATGGAAGAAAAATTTAATCGGATTTGTTGATAAGGGAGAGTGTTTTGAATTACAAGTTCCATATCCAAAAGATTTTGTTAAGGTTTCTATTAAGGACGACCTTTTAGTTATCAGATGTAATCAGAAGGAAGAGAATTATGAATCCACTTTGTGCTACAAAGTAACTATTCCAGATAATTCTAGGGTAGGGGATTTACTTGCAGTTGGTCATGACGATTACGTGTTAATCACAATACCAAAAGAAAAAATTGATGAACAATTTATTGAAATTCAGTAGGGTCTATCCCTACTATTTGGGGCGATAGTATAGTGGCTATTACACCTGATTTGCATTCAGGAAACAGGGTTTCGACTACCCTTTGCTCCACATAACAATATTGAGATGTAGTTTAGTGGTAAAACGTGAGGTTTTGGTCCTCAAGTGGGGTGTTCGAATCACTCTGTCTCAACAAACGCTTCTCTAGTTCAACGGATTAGAATATGACACTACGGATGTTAAGATAAAAGTTCGAATCTTTTGAGAAGTACTAATATTAACTTAAAAAATATAAAAACTATGGGATTAATAATTTTAGGAATTATTTTATTTATAGCACTATTTATTTTAGTGTTATTTGGATATGATTGGGATTTTTGGGAGGGATTCTTTCCTGCATTAATGGTAGGTTCCGCGGGAGGATTTTTCATACCCTTAATTATTGGACTAATAATGTGGAATAACGAACCACAATTAACTCAAATTCATAAGATAGAAGATGTACCTATACTCTCACTAACAACAAATTCCAATAATAGCGGAACATTCTTTCTTGGATGTGGTAGTGTAAAAGGTGAAGCATACTATTATTACTATGCTGGGAAATCAGAAGGTTTTCAATTAACTAGTATTGGAGCTACAAAAGCTATAATTGTTGAATGTGATACAATTAAACCTTGTATTAGAACTATAACATATAAACGAGATGAAGGATTTCGTCGATTTATGTTAGGTAAATATGCAATTAGTTGTCAACAGAGAATAATTATTCCAAAAGGATCAATTATTACTACATATAATCCGAATTTGTAAAACTCAGGCAGCTTAACGGCTGCCTTTTTTATTTAAAAATATGATTAAAATAACAAATCCAATTGGTGATGTAGAAGAATATTATTTTCTACAAAGAATAAATTCGATAATGAGCATAATGAAGCATTTACAAATAATATTCAAATTTCAGAGAACTGAAAATGGATATCAATTGTTAATAATTGATAGTAATTGTCATATGCGAACATATAATATGCCATTAAATGAATATGAAGAGATAAAACTCCCAGACCGAGAAATTTTACAAGTTTGAAAGGAACATTAATATGAAAGTAATATACACATTAACCAATTTAGAAAATCCTGGATTTGCTAAATACTATAGAGATAAAACAAATCTCTGTAATGGTTTAAAAAAGCTACTTCCTTGTAAATGTGAAATTGGATATATAGAAATTCATGAATCTAAATATGATCGTGTCATGTGTGAAGATAGTACTTGGATAACCATATATACATTAACACGTAACGATGAAACATATTATTATCGTTTTAAGGAAAGTCTTGATCGAGATTATATAAGTCAAGATCATTGTGATATAGAGAGAGTATTAGAAGGAGATTTACCATTTATAAAATTTAGTGATTAATGAGTTTTATAATATTTTATGATATACAGGATCTTGATCCAATAAGGGAACAACATCCAGAAATTACTGAATTGGAAGCTAAGATAATACTTCTAAGACGTAATAAAGAATCTTATGGAGAAATTCAGAGACTATTAGGAAATCCTTCTAAAAAACTAATTCGTCGTACACTTCTTAAATATGAACCAGAACTAATTAATAATGATGGATAAAATAAAGAAAGCAAACCTTGTTAAGTGTTTAAGTAATGAGGTAAAGAAAATCTATGCAGAACTATTTAAAGAAATACCAAATATTTTCTATATAGATACCAAGAATACAATTGACATACCAAAGTTTATAAAGAAACTACGTACTGAGTATGTTAAGAATTTCGATAAATATGAAGTCAATAGTTATAGTAGCAAAGGCGAAATAAGTCAATATACTGTTATAATTGATCCAAGTACAGTAGTAAATCCTAATAGATCTCCAGAAATTCTTTGTACTGATGAAGATCAGATTACAATATACAGTAGAGATGAATATCCAAATCCAATTATTCGAGAAATATTTGAAAGTTGTATTATACCATTAAAAGACGAAGGAGTTTTAAGTTTGATAACTTATTCAGATGGAGAATACAATTTAGTTGATGGTAAGGTTAAGAAGATGGATATTGATATTGACTTGCTTTATAACGATGGATTTCATGAAGTTTATGATAGAACTGTAGATTTCTTAAAGAATGATGAAAGCGGACTTATCATATGGCATGGAAGTAAGGGAACGGGTAATCAAAAAAAATTTTTAATATTTATTAGGAGTTATTAAATACATTTTATATCTTTGCAATTATTATTATTAATTGTAAGGTATATATGAATAAAAAATTTAATGATGAAATAATTAAACAATTCGTAAATTTATATACGAATGAAAATATCAAAAATTTTTAGAATTTAAAGATTGCCGTTTTAAAGTGAAAGCTTTAAAATTACTAGAGGAGAAATTCGGTGAAGGCTGAGATGCTAATACCGAGCTAACGGAATTAATAATATAATTCCGTAGTGTAACGCATAGAAAGTGAAACTATTAATAGAATAGAATATAATCTTTCCACGAGTCCCCTCCACCTAACCATTAAGTTGAAGGTGAAAATATATGCTGGACTTACACGAAAAAGAAGTGTAAGAACTATAGGATAAAAAGCCTATAGGATAACAAAATCGAAAACCTCGATGATAAGACATCTTATAAGTAATGTAAACAAACATTTCATTTTAATTAATAACAGATTAATTGAAAGTTTGTCAGATCCGTGTTTCATTGACTTTATGATTGATTGTAAAGATTGTATATTAATCTTAGAAGATTGTGAACAAGCTATAGTTGACCGTTCTGTAAGTGCATTTGGTAATTCAATCAGTAATCTCCTTAATATGAGTGATGGGTTGATGTCAGATATTATGAACTTAAAGTTTATTTGTACTTTCAATACTAATATTAGTAACATCGATGATGCCTTACTTAGAAAGGGTAGATGTAAAGTAAAATATGAATTTAAAGAACTTTCTGCAGATAAAGTTGCAATTTTAAACGAACAAAAACAATTAGGAATACCAGAAGACAAAATAACCAAAATGTCTTTGGCTAATATTTTCAACTTCAAAGATGAATCATACGAAAATGAGTATAAACCAATAGGATTTGTTTCAAAACGTAATTAAAGAATTTCTTACTGTTGGTAAGGAAAAAGAAGCTGAATTTGCAAGAGTGTTGTGAGAGAAATTAGGAGGAGAAATTCGGCTTGCTTCGGAATATGATGATATTTACGGTCATGTAGATATCTATTGAAAAGATTATGGGATAGACGTAAAAGCATTAAAGAAAACGTCAAGAGGTGATAATTGTGCAAATGAGAATATTCATTGAATTGAGTTACGGAATGTAACAGGAAAGAAAGGATGAGTATTCGGTGATGCTGATTATATTGCTTTTGAATTAGAAGATTATTGGGTATTAGTAACTCCTAAGAAAATAATTAAATTATTAGAACAGAAAGTTACAAACTTTGATATAGTAAATGATAGTAGTTTATTATATAGATACTATCAACGAAGTGGTAGAGAGGATATAATTGTTAAAATAAAAACAATTGATTTGCTAGTAATTGCAAATAAAATTTTAGACAAATAAAAAAGGCAGCTTTATAGGCTGCCTTTTTCGTTCTATTTCATATGTTCTCAAATAATATTTTCTTCATGATTTTCGTCTGCAAAATAGAAGCATATTGCATCTTCCATAATCTTTAGCTCGAAATCTTGAGGAAACCATCTTTTGAATAAATTACATTTATCGTGATAATTCACATTAAATGCAACATATACATCTCAATGATTGTAAGTATGAGGGATTTTTAATCCATGTCTTGCAATCTTCTCTTTAATATGATCAGAAGATCATATTTCACCATGACGCATTTCACCGTGTCCGTCTCTATGAAATAGTTGACTTACATCGTGTTTTGCTAGATGTTCATTATAGTGATGACCATCAAAATGTTCATGAATTTCTTTAAGTCTTTCATGGAATTCTTCTTTGTCTTCATGGTAAAGATCGTGAAGTTCCTCAAAAACTAATTCAGCCAACATATCGACTTTTTTATGGTCGGGATGTTTTTCTAGGTATTCATGAATGATAGCTTTACAGTTCATTTTATTTAATTAGGGTTTTGAGTTTAAGAATGTCAGATTGTTCCAATAATTTTGGACTAACCATTCTGGTAATGAAATTATCACCAAATAGTGTTTTTGGATCAAGGACTATTCCTTCTTTTGGAATTGAGTCTTTCATATATTGATCTAATAATCCTTCGATATCGAAATCACCATCTTTATTAACAAATAAATTTAGAATATTGTCCATTTTGTCAATATTGTTCTTTAGTACAGTTTTAATCGCTGGTTTGGCTAAAGAATCAACAAAATTGCCAGATCCAAATCATATATCAATAACATCCTCAGCCCACTTTTGAAAAGCTAGTTTTGCTTCAGGAAGTTTCATATTATTTTAGTTTAAGATACTCATCATAAGTCATATGAGAGTAATTTTCAGTATAATCTCTAAAATCTGCTAAACGTTTTTCTGTTTCTTGATTCATCTGCTTTTTGATGAGTTTAACAGCATCACGTTGGTCTTCTAATAACTTTACTGCGTTTTCATTTTGAAGTAATCTCGGTTTGATGAAGTTAAGTAATTCCACTTGAACAATTTCGGAGAATAACATCGCATACTTTTGATAGTCCTGATCTGCATATATCTTAGATTTTTGTTCATCACTCAAACCCTCAAATTCCTTTTCAATTTCAGTGAAAATATTAGGAGCATTTTGAGTTCTATTTGCTGATGTTTCTAGGGCTTTCTTTTTACGATAGAGATCTTCTAATTTATCATCGAAATCTGCATAACTATGTGGTATATTTGATAACAAAGGATCCATATTTAAGTCTTATTATTATAAAAGAAAGATCTCCTTTTGGGAGACCTTTCAAACTTATTTAGAATCTAGCAATTACCACAAGGTTGTGGTATTGATGGAATTCCAGTTACGGTTGGAGTATCGGGTAATACCACTTCACCGTTGATCATATAGCGGGTATGCCACATTAATTCACATTTTGCATCTTTACGAGCATTAGCTATTTCCATTTGGATAATCTTATCCTGATAAGGACGAGTAGCTTCGATAACAGAAATATGAGATTTCAAATCGTCTATTTCTTTTTGCAATTTGTGATTTACGCAATCTTGTGTTTTATAATCTTCGAATCTGCCACGCATTCCTGAAATTTCGATTTCATAATCTTTGCAGGTTAGTGCAAGAACATCACGTTGTTCTTTCATTTCTACTTCCCATGCTGCTGGAAGTCTGTGGATTTGTTCACAACTACATCCACAGTGATTGTGATGTTCAGAACATCCGCCTTCATGACCATTGAAGTAGCCACGACCGAAGAGTCCACCAAAACCACCGCGAAGTAATTCTAAACCTAATGCACCGATACCAATACCGAGTGCTGTGTTAGCTGTTCCTTTGGAAGCAGCTTGTTCTAATGATTGTGCCATAAAAAATTGTTGATTAAAGTTTTAAAATCTATAACGATCATTATAGTTAATAATCGATTCTAATTGAGTACTCAGGTGCAAATTTACACAATTTATTAGAAATAACAAACATCAAATAAAAATTTTAATAACTCAAAGGCTATTCATAATGAATAATAACAAACAAATTAAGTTTAGCGATGAAGCTAAAACACTAATAAAAGAAGGAATAGATTTAGTCACTAATGCGGTGAAAGTAACTCTTGGACCAAAAGGGCAAAACGTAATCATTGGAAGACAAAGCGGTTCTCCACATATCACTAAAGATGGAGTGACTGTGGCTAAGGAAATTAGCCTAAAAGATCCATTTCGAAATATTGGTGTAAATCTTATTAAAGAAATTGCATCTAAAACATGCAAAGACGTTGGGGATGGTACCACAACTGCTACAATTCTTGCTCATTCTATTATAGAGCAAGGAATGAAGTGTATTAAGAGCGGATATAATCCCATTTTACTTAAAAATGAAATTGAAGCAGCTACTGAAAAAGTAGTTAAATATATACAATCGTTATCAATTCCGATAGAATCTGATGAAAACTACATAAAATACATTGCTACTATATCAGCAAATAATGATTCTATAATTGGAGAATTAATATCCAATACTATAGAGAAAATTACTAAGGATGGTGTAATAGTTGTTGAAGAATCCCAAAATATGGAAACTTATGTTGACATAATTAAAGGGATGCAGTTCGATAGAGGATATTTAGCTCCACACTTTATTACTGATGATATACGTAATGAATGTGTATATGAAAAGGTTCGTATATTAATCACAGATATGAAAATAAATTATATGCGTGATTTAGTTGGAATTCTAGAACAATTGGTGCACAAAAATGAGTCATTGTTAATAATTGCTGAAGACTATGATCCTAGTGTTATTGAGAATCTAAAACTCAATAAACTTCAGAATATACTAAATATTGTTCCAGTTCAGGCTCCAAGTTTTGGAGAATATCGTAAGGATATTCTTCAGGATATTGCAATATTAACTGAAGGTACTGTAATAAGTTATGAAACACATAAATTAATTAGCAGTGCAGATATTAATAATCTAGGATACTGCGATAAAGTTATTGTTACAAAAGACAAGACTACTATTATAGGTGGAAAAGGAAATGTGGATTCGCGAGTTGAACATTTAAAAACTAAATTAAAAACAGAATCTTCAGAAATTGTGAAGGATATGATTCAACAACGTATTGCAAAGTTAATTGGAGGAATTGGAGTAATGTATGTTGGTGGTACAACAGAAATTGAAATGAAAGAGCGTAAAGATCGTATTGATGATGCTTTACAGGCAACTCGTGCAGCTATTGAAGAAGGAATTGTAGTTGGTGGTGGAATAACTTATATAAAAATTACTAATTTATTCACTTATTGTGAGACAGAAGGAGAATTAATAATATATAATTCTTTACATACTCCGTTTCGTCAAATAGTTATTAACGCTGGTCAAGAAGATAATTTTGAACGCATTTTTAATGAAATAACACTTAAACAAAAATTATCATATAGTCTTGACAACTTTGGATATAATGCAAAAACTGATAAAATAGAAGATCTCTTAGAAGCAGGTGTAATTGATCCAACTAAAGTTGCTATAACAGCATTAAGAAATGCAGTATCTGTTGCAACACTACTTTTAACAACGGAATGTTTAATTGTTGATGAACCTATTGAGGTTATAAATATGTTTTAATATGAATTTAATAGAAGAATATTTTGATAGTAATGAATTAGGAGATTCTATCTCCGATTACGATTTTGGAAAACACAATATATTTCTTGATCATTTTCAAGTGTGGTTTGAAGAAAAAATGCAAGATTTTGCATTTGCATCAAGATTTATGATAAAATTTATGGCAGAAAATTATCATCCACATTGTACTTGTATAATTGATGGATGTAGAGCTGAAGTTTTTGAAGGAATACATGCACATTTTAATGACGATTATATACAAGACTAATGAATAAACAATTAGAAATTGTAAGCTTCTTTCAAGCTGCACAATTAAAGAAAATAGGATTTAATTGGGAATGTCCTTATTATTATCATATTGATTCGGGAATGAGATGTGAATTTCAATCTCAGTATTATGATTACAATTCCACAGAAAACTTATTATCTGCTCCAACTATTGCTTTAGCTTTAAAATGGTTCAGACAGATTCCAAATCAGAATTTACATAGCACATCTGCATATGAATGTCGCTTTATGTTTGGTATTGATTATGAGTTAACTGGAGTAATTCAGGATAATCATACTTTTAAGAGTGCAAGAGTCTGTTCAAGGGGAAATTGTAGTGATCACAATGATGCTGAATATATGATGTTAGACAAATTAATTGATATATTATTAGATGAAATACAATAGTAATATAATTAATTTAGAACATTTAGATGCGAAAGCATTATACTTTGTAGGTGATATTCATGGCGAATTTCAAACTTTTAGACATCTAATAAAACAACACGACATTGTTGATGCAATTATTGTTCTATGTGGTGATATAGGAATGGGGTTTTATAAACCAGGTTACTATGTAACTGAAATTGGCGAAGTATGTAATACATTAGTACATCGACACATTCATGTTGTTGCACTTCGTGGTAACCATGATGATCCAAAGTATTTTACCAATCATCTAGAACAAATATGTCCTCAATTATACCATGATTATCCAAATTGGATATTTGCTGAAGATTACGATTTAATATTAACTAAATTTGGTAACATATTATGTATTGGAGGAGGTGTTAGTGTTGATCGCACAAATCGATTAAAAAATTTTAATCAAGGATATTGGGAAGGAGAAAATGTTAAACCACTAAGTAAACGAGTATTTGATCGTTTAAAATTGTTTGATATTAATATTGTAGCTTCCCATGATGCACCAACATTTACTCTGCCATTTACAGTTGGACAAGTTGTATTGGATTGGCAAAAATATGATAAATATGTAAGAATGGATTGTGAAGATGAAAGACTATTACTTCAGGATACTTTTGAATTAATAAAAGAAAATTGGAGTATTTCTGATTGGTATTACGGTCACTTTCATGATTCATATTACTATGTCGAACAATTCGTGAGGTTTCATGGATTAAATTGTAAGGAATTTAAAGAATTTAGATAATGGAATTAATTGTTAATCTTATCCTATTATTGGTAATAGGATACATAATAGGATCTGAACGACAATCAAATCATAAGAGTATTGGTATTCGTTCAACAACACTTGTACTCTTAGGATCGTTTATCTATACATACATATCTACCGTTATTGGTGGTGATCCATCAAGAATAATTGCTCAAATTGTTACTGGTGTGGGATTTATTGGAGCGGGGATAATATTTAAAGATGGAACACATAACATTGGGAATTTAACTACTGCCATACTAGTGTGGACATTGTCTGCTATTGGATGCTTAATTGGATTAAGTTTACAAATAGAAGCAATCGGAGCTAGTGTAGTAGTTATGATGGTGTTAAGTGTATACAAATACTTTAATAAAAAATAATGAGTAACAACACAAACGAAATTATTTTCGATGGTGTTTTTATTGCAGAAAACAGTGATGAATTCATTGAAAAACTGCAAAATTTTATCCAAGAAAATAAAGTCGAATACAATGGAAAAGTTCTAGTTTTTCCAATTGAAGATTATGTTAAACACGATGATATAGCAAATGAAACGCAAAGTAATTAATATACCAATTTATAATCATAAGGTAACACTATTACAAGGAGATTTAAATAGTATATTAACATACTTATCACATATTTATACAAGGGATATAGAAAGTCAAGTAGACATAAGTTGAGACAGTGCTTGTGCTCTGTGCTTCTTATTGGATAATGATATTTATGTTTGGTGTAATAATACTTGTACTTTTGATGTTTTAGGTCATGAACTGATTCATGCAACATTTTTCGTTATGAAAAGTCGAAACTTAAACACAAATGAACAAGAAACATTCTGTTATATTTGACAATATCTAATGATTCAAGTATGAAATACGTTGCTTGGACCGATGGTTCCTTTAAACCGTCTACAAATTCTGGAGGATACTCCGCAATAATTACTAAAGATAATATAGTTGTTGCTAAGTTGTATCAAGGATTTACCAATACAACGAATAATAGAATGGAACTTCTAGGAGTCATTGAAACACTGAAATATTTTGATAATCCTGTGGATATTATAATTCACTCGGATTCTCAATATGTTGTTAGTAGTATAAATAATGGTCACGTGTTTAAATGAATTGAAACTAACGATACTACAAAAAAGAATTTAGATTTGTGGAATCAATTAGTTAAATTATTAAAAATACATAAAGTAGAACTAAAATGAGTAAAGGGACATGCAGATAATGAAATGAATCAATTAGCAGACTTATTTGCTCAACATGCTTCTGGATGTATGAATATTACAGAGGATATAGGAAAAATTAATTAATATGAACATATATAGGATTGACATTAAAAAGGTGGGGAATCACTGATATCCATGCCTAAATCACTTTGATCCAAATCAAATATCATTGGATCCAAAGTTAGAAGAATTATTAAATAGAATAGATGCAGATAACTTAGAATTAGGTCATATTAGCATTTATTTTAGAAGAATTAATTCTAATGATGGAAAAGGTGGAATATTACAGTTTGACAAAGCTGATATAGATAAGTACTTCATCACTGATGAGAATTTTGAAATTAACACTTACATTGATGATTATCACTTTTATGTGTCATCAGAGTTATATTTGTTAATTGAGAAAACCTATCAATTAGATTTTCATAAAAACTTATACAGACTAGAAATATGGTAGAAGAACCGTTTATTATTGAAGAATCTGACTTTAAAATGGAGTATGCGGATTATAATTCTTTTGATTTGTATTTTAAAAATGCAAAGGGAGAATGAAAATTAGATGGATATAACATGAAGTTAGATAGATGCCTAAAAGCTATTATGTATAATCGAATAAGTGCCAAACATAGTGTAATAACATTAAAAGAATTTATTTCTGAAGTAAAAACTATGTATTCAGAATTAGTCTCTCTACTAAAATCTTTAGGATGTGACTAAGATAGCAGTTCCATTGTACAGATACTGTATAGAAATGTACAAAAGCCAAAAGATTGGCAAAATATTTAACTATTGACTTGCTGAATCTAAAGATTTCTTTTTAACAAAGAAACTAAAAGATACTAGTTATTGAAAAAATAACAAGTTTATTAGAATTTACAAGTATTAATGGTATTAAAAACAAAACCTGTAGAATCCACTACGGAATCTACAAAAGAAATAACTGGATCACAGAGAGCAAAATGTACTATATCACAAACTATGATTGATTTAATGGTTAGACAAATCTGACATGAATTATACAATCATAATTTATATAGGTCATTTGCCAACTTCTTTGGAAGACAAGGATTAACAGTATTAGAAGAATACTATATTGATCGTTCTGAAGAAGAAAAACACCACCATAATTGAATTTATGGATATTTAAGTGATTGCGATGCCGAGTTTATCTATCCTGAGGTTCCTGCTATTAAGGAAAGATGGAAAGATAACGTAGAACCATTTGAATTAACTGTTAAAGCAGAAATTGAGACTACAATGTTAATTCATGAAATGGTTCAACAAGCTTTAAATGAAGGAGATTGAGCTACTTTTAACTGGTTACAAGGAAACGATGACGAAAAAGGTCGTCTGACTCTCGAGCAGCTAGAAGAGGAGGCTATATCTCGTACAGCACTCGACATAGCTAGAATAGAAGGATCTTGATTGATAAAACAAGATTCTATTATGGATGCTTATAAAGGTGACTAAAGTGTGATCACAATAAAATGCAAACTAGTTGCTGTACAAGAAGGTCAGTACACAGTTTACGTATTCGATAATCTAAACCATGTTTCAAGTAGTATGGATAAGTACATCATGTGTACAAAACTTCCCAATTGGGAATATCATACTCCCCTTAACGTAGGGGATATCGGCTACTTACAATATGAATACGTTGAAGCTGGATCTATGTATTACGATCGTAATACTGGGGCAAGTGTACCCTACAAGTACAGCAACTTTTATTTTTTAAACTTCTTAAAAGAAGTACCAAGAGATGAAACTAACAAAGACTATAAATTTTAAATATGACTGATTTTGCAGATGCTTTACAAAGCAGTGTAGAAAACAAGAAAAATGATATTAACACATTCGTGTGAAAACATCAAAACGGGAAAGAAGAAAGATTAATGGATATGACAAGTGATGATCTTCAGAAATGCTATGATCATGTAAACAGTATGTTATTTAATCGCAACAAGTTTAATCCAGGTAAACATGAAGTTCGTAAGAATATTAAAGAAACATATAACAGTTGTAATGCTGAATTGTTTATGAGATATTTAATAAACGAATGTGACATTGACGCAATCAAAAGCAATAGAGATCTATTAGATTACATTAGACACCATAGAAGTGAAAAATCACTAAGTATGAATGATTCAATTGATACTATATTTGATGGATTACCTATTGTTTACAAAAATATTACAATTGACAAATTACTTGATGCTTGTTTAGATAAACTTGGAATACTAAATCGTAAGATGATTTCAAATAAATTTATCTTATCTCAAGGAATTTGATTAACGGATGAGGAAAAAAGAGAACTTACTGAATTTGATCCTAATGGAAAAATTCGTAATAGAATGGAAGTTATTAAAGAACGACTCGTTCTAAATGATATATCATTACGTATTGATTCTAATGGATTAACTTATGGCGAATTTCGTGCGTTGGTTAAATTAGATTCATTGCCAAAAATATCTACTATTCCCACATTTACTCTGAAAACTCTCAGAGATAAAATATTATTATTACTTGACAACGATTTGAATTATCATATAACAAAGTGAGAAGCAATAAAATCAAATGTTGAACAAGTTGCTAAATACAAAAATATTCACTTGTTGTGCCGAGAATATTAGAAGTTTATGACATTGAGTCATTAGCAAACTTCTTTTCGTACACTGGATATGTTCCATCAGAAGATAAATTTTATCAATTTATAATTTGGCGTGGACAAAATGATTTTGAGGAATTAATAACACATCTCAATCGAGGAATATACTTAGTTGGGTTTAATAATAACGCTTACGATTATCCAGTTCTACATCATATGATTAATCATTATGAAGAATATCAATATTCTTCAGGAAATGATTTAGCGATGATGATATATAAAAAATCAAATGAAATTATTAATATGGAGTTCTCAACAATTGCTGAGAAAAATCGTTATATTCCTAATTTAGATTTATATAAAATTCATCATTTTGATAATAAGGGTCGAATGGCATCTCTAAAACATCTTCAATGCTCTATGAGAATGGATAATGTAGAAGAAATGCCATTTCATCATACTCATCATGTTCAATCTTGAGATGAAGTAGAATTAATATTAGATTATAATAAAAATGATGTTATATCTACTTATCAATTATTTCTATTAACAACAGGTAAAACAGACAATGAGTTATATAAAGGAAAAGACAAACTTTATCTTCGAAAAGACATACAAAAGAAATTTGGACTTAATTGTTTAAACTTTCCTGATGTAAAAATTGGAGAAGAATTATTGTTAAAACTTTATTGTGATGAAACAGGAACAAATCCATATTATTTGCGTAAGTGTGGTGGTACACCACGACAACAAATTGATTTAAAGGATTGTATTCCAAATTATGTTAAATTTAATACTGAATCATTTAAAGTACTTTGTAATTGAATTAGAAATAAAACAATTTACTCAACTTCGGGTGGTTTAAGTGATATTCCATATGATGAAGTAGGTGAATTAGAAAAATATGTGTATCCTGGAAGTATTTGTATTAGAAAACGTAAAGGCGAGCGTCCAAAAAAAGTCTTGGAGAACCTTAATCTAAGAATACAAGATATGCGCCTTGATTATGGTACGGGAGGAATACACGGATCACTCTGTGGTAAGTTTATTTCTGATAATGAATGATGTATTCTTGATATAGACGTTGGATCAATGTATCCAAGTTTTGAAATACATAATCATTTATATCCTGAACACTTGGGTGAAATATTTTGTCGAATTTTGGATAAAAACATTATTTCAGTTCGATTAGCTGAAAAAATAAAACCGAAAAAAGAACGTGATTTTGTTATTATGGAAGGTTTTAAATTAGCTGGCAACGGTGCTTACGGAAAGAGTTCAGAACCAACGTCATTTTTATACGATCCCTTATATACAATGCAAACTACCATTGGATGTCAATTATCTATTTCAATGTTAATTGAAGATATATTAATTAATACTCCAGAAGTATTATTTCTTCAAGCTAACACAGATGGTATTACAATTAAGTTAAAAAGAGAATATCTTGATCATTGCTTAGAAGTTTGTAAGAATTGGGAACATAAAACTGGATTAATGTTGGAATATAATCAATATAAAATGATGTGTATTGTTAATGTTTCAACATATTTAGCAGTATATGAAAATGATGATATTAAACTTAAAAACGATTTTGAAATTGATAAGGAATTACATAAAAATCCATCAATGCGCATTGTTCCAATTGCTTTAAAGGAATTTTTCGTAAATAATATTCCAATTGAGGAAACAATTTATAATCATAAGGATATTTTGGATTTTTGTTTGATGACAAGGTGTAACAAAGCATTTAGACTCTTAGGTAGAGGTGGAGAAAATGGAAAAATTGTTGAAAAAGAATTACCAAACACATTACGTTATTATATCTCTAATCAAGGCATCTTTTTGTTCAAAGAGAATTTATCCGAATTAACACGTTCAAGCATTAATGCTGGACAACAAGTAACACTGTTTAACAGAAAAATTGATAAACCTTTTGATGAATATAATATTAATTATAAGTTTTATATTGATGAATGTAACAAAATCATACACCAAATTCTACCACCAATAACTCAATTAACATTATTTTAATGAAAATAAACAAAAACTTATTGAAGCAATTGTATTTAATACAACACCCATCAAATTATGAAAATGATATGATGAGTTTTATTATAAATTATTGCTATAAAATACCAAACCTCACGTTCTATATAGATCATTACTCCAATATATTTATAACTAAGAATAGTACTAATCCACAAAGTTATTCATGTTTAATAGCTCACACTGATGAAGCTTTAACATACAAATACGAAAAGGAAATAGTTGATAAACATCCTTGGTGATATGGTAAATATGTCGGTTCTAAGAAACAGTGTGCTTTAGGAGCAGATGATGCAAATGGTATTTATGTAATACTCCATTTATTGGAAGTATTACCAAATTTAAAATGTGTATTCACTGTTGAAGAGGAATTGGGATGTTTAGGTGCTGAACAAGCAGTCTATAATGTCGATTTCTTCAAGGACTGTCAATATTTTATTCAAGCTGATAGGAGAGGTAAAAGTGATTTAATTACTTTTAGTAATTGTATTCAAATTACTTCTGAAGAATTTGTAAGTGATATCAAATTTTTGATGAATAAGTATGGATATCAAGAAAGAGAAGGTATTTATACGGATGTTGGAATATTTGTTAGAGAACTTAACTTATCTGGAATAAATGTATCATGTGGGTATTACGATGAACATACTATGAGGGAAAGAACCAACATAGACGCACTTGAGAATTGTCTGAATTTTATTTATGATATAATCATCGAATTGGGATATAAAGTATATCCGCATGATGCCAATTGTGGTTACCCTGAAACATATCTATTTGAAAGTGTATCTGATGAAGATGCTGAATCATATTATGCAAGAAAGGAACGCGAGGCTCTAGAAGACAATCGATATTATATACCATGTGATGACTGTTTAACATACGATTGTATGAATTGTAATTTACAACCATCATGATAAAATCAAGGACAGAGAGGCAGAGAGAAGGAGTAAGGAAATGGATCGAGGCAGATGGAAAAGGGACCTTAATATATCCAACGGGGTATGGTGTTGGTAACTATCGGAAAGAAATTTATTCGCATTGGATATTAAAAATATTTTTTGTATTTTTGTACAAAGATATTTTTAATAAACAAAACCAAAAATGAATAAAATTGATTCGGATTTGAGAAATAGATGTGGAATATATATGTTTTTTAATTTACAGAATGGAAAACGATATGTAGGTTCAGCAAAAGATATTTATAATAGATTACATACCCATTTATCTAGATTGAGCAATAATACTGCACATAATCAGCATTTTCAAAATGCATGAAATAAATACGGAGAAGAGAATTTTATATATGGAGTTCTGGAATATTGTTCACTTGAAAATCAATTTATACGAGAACAGCATTATATTACTTGCTTGTCTCCTGAGTACAATTTAACCGAAAATGTAATAGCAAATTTTGGACATTCTCCAACGCAAGAAACTAGAAATAAAATATCTCAAACACTTAAAGAGAGATATAGCAGAGGAGAAATTTTAACTTATAAACAAGAACATAATTGAATTAAATGTTACATTTATGATTTTATCAATTTGTTGTTTGTTAAAGAATGTAATTGTTTAAATGATGCTTATCGTTATTTACAATGCACAAGACGAAATCAATCACAAACTGAAAATGCTACTATTAATGGAAGATATGTAATTAGTAAAATGAAATTTACCTTTAAACATGAGTTACAAAATTATTTATATGAAAATATATTATGTTATAGAGGTAAACACGGAAAATATCTAGTTGTAAAAAATCAATTGGGACAAATTTATTATTACAAAAGTATTTCAGAGTGTGCAAAAGCTAATAATGCTTCTGCAAGTACACTAAGGAAAAATACACATTTTAATGAAGATGTACCATATACTATACGATCAAATGGATATAAACTTTATGTTACTAATAAGTTTATACCGATAAGTACAAATGATGCCGTTCCGATTGAGGAATCATCGGAATTACTACAAACCAATATCGGTGAAGGCTGAGATGCTAATACCGAGATAAATGAAGAAACTAAAGAGTCTTCATCATCGTACAGCGTAGAGATTGAACCTGATTTATCAGAATAAAATATCTCCAAGAGTGGTTTGCATCCAGAACGGATGAAAATGTACGCGGGTCTATATCAAATAAGAAGATATAGAAATGCAGATAAAAAACTGCATGATAACAAAACGAAAACCCGAGTGGCTTGTATGATCATTCAGAGTTTTTTAAAACATAATGAAGGAGCACGAGTATTAATCAGTGTTCCAACTGAAGTTTTGAAGACACAATGAATTGAAATACTTGCTGAATGAGATCTCTTTTTTAATTGCCAAGTTGAAATAATTAATACAATTATAAAACGTAATTGAGAAACTGATTTACTGGTCATAGATGAAGTTCACCGATGTGCTGCTGATACTTTTAAGACGATTTTTGATAAAGTAGATTATGATTTTATAGTCTGCTTAACTGGAACACTTGAAAGAATTGATGGAAAGGAACATATCATCAAAAAATATTGTCCTATTATAGATACCATTAATATTGAAGAAGCAATAAATAATGAGTGATTATCAACATATAGGGATTATAAAGTACTTTTAGATGTTGATTTAACTGAATATTTAGAACTAAATAGAAAATTTAATCTCTATTTTGCTTATTTCAATTACGACTTTGATTTAGCAATGCAAATCAGTACAAATGCAATTCTGAGGAATAAATATGCTAAGAAAATGGGTCTGGATGCAAAAGAAGTTATGGCAATGGCTATGGATTGAATGCGAACTATGCAACTTCGTAAGAAGTTTGTAATTTCTCATCCTAAAAAGCTTGAAATTACTCATAAAATTCTTGAAGCTCGGCAGGATAAAAAGTGTATTACATTCTCTGCAACTATAAAAGATGCAGAAAGAATTAAATATGGTGCAATATTATCTAGTAAACAAACAAAAAAGAAAAACAAAATTACTCTTGAAGAATTCAATAATCAATTATTTGGAACCATAAATACGAGCCAGAAACTTAACGAAGGTGAAAAAAATTTTTTTTCATTAATTTATTAGATAGTGTCAAAAATTTTTATTATATTTGTAATAAAACAATATGAGACATTACTTTCTTTATTTACTAAAAGACCCAGAAACAGGAAATCCAAAATATGTTGGAATTTCAAATAATCCTGAACGAAGATTTAAAGAACATTTAGAAGATATAAGTGTTACAAATAAGACAAAATGGATATTATTACTAAAACATCATAATCAAATTCCAATTTTAGAAGTTATTAATGAATCTAATAATGTACGTGAAGTTTTAAATTGAGAGATAGATTATATAAAACAATATAAAGATATCTATAATTTAACTAATTCTACCGCAGGAGGTGAATATTATGGAGTTGGTACACCAATTGACGTATATACTCTCGAAGGAGAATATATTGATTCATATTATTCAATGGTTGAATATGTCGAATTACATAATCTATGTGCTCATTATAGTGGAATTTCCGCTGTATGCCAAAGAAAACGAAATTATGCATACGGACGAGTTTTTCGATATGTTGGTGATATTATAACTTCTGAAGATTTAATACGATTAAAACGATCATTAGAACAATATAAACACAAACACTTTTATATCTTAAACTTAGATGGAAATATAGTAGGTGAATTTAACAGTTTTGCTGAAGCAGAACGTTGTGGATTTGGTAAACAAAATGCGATATCGCGTGCTCTCAGAGGATTCAATACTCATGTAAACGATAAATTAATATGTTATGATATTAATGATTACGAATTATTATTAACTAAATATATTCGTGCAAAAACTAAAGGAGCATCCTGTAATCCTGTTAATCAATATACTTTAGATGGTAAATTTGTGAATCGATATTGAACTTGTTTAGATGCATCACTTCAGTTTACCGTAGAATGTATTTCGCAAATACGTGAATGTTGTAATGGTAAATATAATCAAGCACAGGGCTATATATGAAAATATGCAAATGATATTAATGATACAACAGATATTTTTGTAGATATTCCACAAAATATTAAAAATAAATTTAAGAAAATTGGAATATTTAATTTAGATGATGTTTTAATTGGTGAATATAACACAGTTGCTGAAGTTTCAAATAAAACTGAAATACCACGCTATCAAATAACAAATGTTTTAAAAAGTAAAAAAGAAAGTTATAATAATTTAAAGTTTAAATATATAAACGCCGTATAACATAGTAATATGTTATATAATAACACCTGAATATCGGTGAAACCTTAACATGTAATGATGATGGTAATACCGAGGCATAGGCTACAAATGTAGATTCAGCCGTAGAGACTAGATGCAGGTGCTCCTAGAAATAGGATGAAGATATAGTCCAGACTACAAACAGAAATGGTAGCGAAAGCTATAGTGGTAGGGTAGATATTAAGGGTTTGTCAGTTGGAATCATTGTTAGTGGAGATAGTTCAGCTATTAAGAAGCGTCAACGATTAGGAAGACTAATTCGTAAAGAAGGTGATAAACAAGCTGAATTATTTACATTAGTAATTCGTGGAACAATGGAAGAGAATTGATATAATAACTCAACCAACTCCTCGTTTATTACATTAAATGAAGAACAGCTTGATAAAGTATTAAATAACGAAACAATTGAATCTCGACAAAGAGAAAATATAAAAAACATAGCATTTAGATTTTAACAATTCAAGAACTGATCACTTATTAAAACAGACTAATAGTTCTAGTTACAACTCAAGAATTTTAAAACTACTAAATGGAACTTAACACTATACTAAACTTACTCATACAATATAACCTAACAGCAGATGAATTATTATTAATTTATCTCACATTCTTAGCTCAAGACGAAGAGAACCATGCAGAGTACTTTGTAAAATGATACAACAATGGAGGACAAGAAAGATTGAAAGATTTATTTGAGTCCCTGAAATCTAAAGGAATTATTTTAAAGAATTATAACCCAAGTTCTTATAATCCAAATGATATTGAATTTAACAAGAACTTTATTAAGGGATGAATTAAGAACTCTGGCGAACTTGGAAAAGAATTGTTTGAGAACTATGAACCGTTCTTGAATATACAAGGAAAGTATGTTCCTCTGAGGAACATCAGTAAAAAATTCTATTCTTTAGAAGAATTCTTTTTCCATTATTCATCTACAATTAAGCATTCTGTTGAAAAACATGCAGAAATCATGGAAATACTCAAATGAGCACGAGAAAATAAGCGTATTACTTTTGGATTACTTGAATTCGTTTCTAGTCAGAAGTGAGTTGATTTAAAGCTTATGCGAGAATCAAATTTTGATGGTGAAGTATCAGATACATATGAACTATATGAGAGTGTATAAATATGAATGATATTAACATATTATGGAAATTAATTAAGAATGGTAGAGAAGGTAAGAATAAAGGAATTTCAACTGGATTACATAAATTAGATAAAATTATAGGCGGAATACAACCATCTAGATATTATCTGATTTCTGCAGCATCAAGTGCTGGAAAAACAGCGTTGGTTTTGTATATTATGTATAATATGTTGAAGAATATGACAAAACCTACATATTTTATATACTTTTCTCTCGAAATTGGTAGTGAAATATTATTGTCTAAATTAATGGCACTTTATTGTGCTGAAGAATTTGGAATATATTTAACTACTAACGACATTTTATCATTTGATACAATATTGGGTGACTATGAGTTTGAGTGTTTAGGAAAAGCTAAAAGTTGATTAGAATCCATAAAGGATTATCTAATTATACTCGATAATGGATTATCTTCTAGAATTCTTTATCGTGAAACAATGCCAGTTATAGAAAGACTGGGAAAAATAGAAGAAATTGATGGAAGACAAATATACATCCCAAATGATCCAGAACAAATACTTGTTGGTGTTATAGACCATATGAGTTTAATTCGCACTGAGGAAGGAAGAACACTAAAACAAGAAATAGATTTAATGTCATCATACATGGTTACACTAAAACGTAAATATCGTATATCTTGATTTCCTCTAATGCAGCAAAATCGCGAATCTTCTTCAATGGATCGACGAAAAGCGGATCTTTCGGAGCCTGGTATTAACGACACGAAAGATTCTGGAAGTCCAGTTCAAGATTGTGATGTATTATTACAAATATTTTACCCCGCAAGGGAGAAATTAACATCATATAGAGATTATAGAATACTTGGAGAACAAGGAATGCATGATGCATTTCGTAGTATTATAATTTCAAAAAATCGTTATGGAATTGCAAACAAGGTAATTGGTTGTGGTTTCTATGGCGAGGTCGGATGGTGGTCAATATTACCACCAGGTAGGGAGATTGCTGATTTCCGTCAATATACGGACATCGCAAAAAATATACCAAATAAAAACTATAAATTATTGAGAGATACTGAAGAAAAAGAAGCGAAACAAATAAATTATAATTTTTAATGGAACTACCAGTAAAAAAAGTACCAGCTAGTACACAAGATCCCAGAAATTTAATCCTTTTTGGATTACCAAAAGTTGGAAAGACTAGTATATTAGCAACACTTGAGAATAACCTAATTTTAGATTTTGAAAATGGCTCAGATTATATTGAAGCACTCAAGATAAAAGTAGGTTCTCTCAAGGAACTCAAAGAAATTGTTAAAGCAATTAGAGAAGCAGGTTGTCCTTATCAATTTATTACAATTGATACAATAACCTCAGTTGAAGAAATGTGCAAACCAATTGCACTTAAATTATGGCAAGAATCACCAACATATACTACTAAATATGGAGAAATTACTGATGTAACTCAAATTCCAAATGGTGCAGGATATGGACATTGAAGAGATGCCGTACAAATGGTTTTAAATTTAGTTTCTAGTGTCACAAAGAATCTAATTATATGTGGACACGTAAAAGATGTATCATTAAATGAAGGTTTGGATGGAACTCTTAAGGATTTAGACTTAGTTGGTAAACTTAAAAGAATTTTATCAGCTGATTCTGATGCAATCGGGTTTGTTCATCGTGATGAAAACTCTAATCTATGTATTAACTTTGGAATGAATGGCGAAGTTCTCTGTGGAGCTAGACCAGCACACTTAGCTAATAAAGATATTATTGTTGCAGAACGTACTGAAGATGGAGAATTCATATCTAGATGAGAAAGAATTTATCCATCATTGGCTGAGTAATGATACAAATACTAATTGATTACGACGAACTCAACAACAAAATTGCTAAAGCAATTGTCTTAGACGCGGAAGGAAAACGTCCACGTCAAAGAAAGAAAAAAGAAAATGATGCGACTCAACCTACAGTTAAGGTAGATACTAATAAACTGATATTATCAGACTCTTTATTAGATCTAATTGATGCTGATGCGGGTGACAGAGTTGCTGTGAACTATCACACAGTAAGTAATACTGAGACCTTTCCACTAATTGGGAGGTCTGAATTGTTCGCAGATAAGCAGAGTGGTAACAAAACAAAAAAATAAAAATTTAACATCTTTGGAAAGTTGCCGTTTATATAAGGAATTATATAAAGAACTAGAGGACAAAATCGGGGAAAGCTGCGATGCTAATCCCGAGTTAATTTCTTTTATTACGAAAGGAAAAGAAATAATGTAACGCATAGAGAGTGAATAAATATAATCTCTCCAAGAGTGCCCTCCATCCCAACTGAAATAAGTGGATGAAAAGATATGCTGAACTATAAATAATTAGAATTTATAGAATCTAAGGATAAAAAACCCTAGAGATAACAAAATTGAACAAATTAACGAAGTCAAATACTGTTTCATTTAAAGGAGTTCAAAGAGATGTTCTTTTGCAATATGGTTCAACTTTTACAGTTGAAGCATTTAAAGAAGGTATCTATAAATTAATTCCACTTCAATCAGTTGAAGAGATACTTTCAACAGAATATAGTGAATTAGAACAACTTGATGATGAAATTGATGACTTTATTGAAAATGACAATGAGGAAGATAATCTTCCTTTTTAATAAGAAAAATAAAAAACAATTATGAATTTTAGTTTAAATATTGGAAAATTAAAAGAAGGTGGTAAATTCTTACAACCAGGAATCCATGAAGCAACATTTAAAGGTGTTTCATGTCAAACCCTAAAAAGTGGTAAAACAGGTGAAGAATATTCAGTAATGGCTATTACATTTGATGTCGAAGGATTTGGAGAATGGACATATAATCTATTTCCTCCAACAAACGCAGAAAGAAGTGAAAGTCAATATGGAACTAATCCATCTCAAGTGGAACAATTTATGATTTTCATTAAACATCTTTTGGATACTGCAAATCCTGCTGTATCTAAAGAAATTGAGGAGGGTAAAACAACACTAACTGCGCCAACATTTGAAAAGTTTGTTAAACTTATTCAAAAATATACAAATGAATTTGTGGATGAAGTTACTAAAATAAAACTTGTACCACAACGTAACGGATTTAGTTCATTTACTTCATTTCCTGGCAAAGTAGGAAAGAATGGAGAACTCTATTTAGCTACTAAGTTTATTGGTGATGATGTTACTTTAACTGCTGCAGAAATGAAAGCAATTGAAAACATGCGTACTGCAGCCCCAACCAAAATGAAGGGAACTTCTGTAAAAGGTATGGTACCTGAATATGAAGCTGAAGAGGATGTAGATGATAAACTTCCTTTCTAGTAAATAAATCTGGTGGAATACACACTAGGACCTTTAAATATTACTAAGGAATTAATTCTTAGTAGAACAACTGAAGAAAATCTAATGGAACACTATTTAGGATTAATTCCTAAACCAGGTAAACGATATTGTTCACCGTTAAGGAAAGATAATAATCCTACTTGTGGTTTTTATAGATTTGAGGGAGGAGATTTAATTTTTAAGGATTTTAGTGGAGATTTTGCAGGAAATTTTATTAAAGTAGTTGAACGTTTATATAACTGTTCACGATATAAAGCTCTTCAAATTATTGCTAATGATATAGGAATAATATCTAGAGAAGACATTGTACAAAATCCACCATCAATTGAATACACAAATACTATTTTTAAGGAAACTGAGTCATCAATTATTCAAGTGGAAACACAAGAATTTAGTCAATTTGAACTAAACTATTGATGATCATATGGAATTCGTGAAAAGACTCTAAAGAAATTTAGAGTTTATTCGTGTAAAAATGTTTGACTTAATGGTAAACCCTATCATTTACAAACAGAAAAACAATTAGTATTTGGGTACTTTGACGGTATTAAAGACGATATAGAACAATGACGTATTTATTTTCCATGTAGAAGAAAACAAAAGTTCATCTCTAATTGGAAATCTCAACAATTACAAGGTATTCATTGTCTTCCAAAAGAAGGTGGTGAATATCTTGTAATTACCAAATCCTTAAAAGATGTGATGGTATTATATGAATATGGAATTTCAGCAATAGCCCCAATATCCGAGCATTTATTTGTTACAGAAAAACAATATGAAAAACTCAAACGAAAATGGAAAAACATCTATTTACTATATGATAGGGATAGAGTTGGAATGTATAATGCAGCTAAAATAAGAAGGAAATTTCCCGATGTTAAAGTATTACTTGTACCTAAAAAATACAAAATAAAGGATATATCAGATTTTAGACAGAAGTATCAACACCAGAAAACTATAGATTTGATTGAACAAACTAAATTGCTAATTAATGGCAAGAATTAAAAAGGAAGTAAATACTGAGGATAAAATTACTCCTAGAAAGAGATCTCCTAAGTATTCAAAATGTAAGGGTTCGAACTACGAGTTGAAAATAGCCCGAGAGTTAAGAGAATTGGGATTTCCTGGCATTGTCACAGCACGTTCAGAGAGTAAAAGTGCTGATGCTAACAAGGTTGACTTAATTGATACTAAGAATCAACTAAACCTGGGAATTCAATTAAAAAGAACCCAGAATACTCCAAATTACTTTAAAATAAGAGAAGAATCAACAATTAACAATGAAGACTTTGTGTTAATTTGGTCACGTGAAGAGAAGAAGGAAGTTAATATATGTTCTGTTGGAGAAGTAGTATTCGTTGATAAAAATTTCTTTTACAAATTAATTAAAAAATATTATCTTGAAAATACAAATTAAAGTACAATCATATAGTGATATAATCACTAATTCATCTTCCGAATTATTCACAATTAAGACTGATTTAAGTTGATTTGAATTTGAAACAATGTGAGAAGAAGCATTACGTATTCGTGGTTACGACACCGATGATGAAACTCATCATGGAACTATTTATTATGATGAAGACAGAAATAATATTATCACTATAAATTTTCCAGTTATGTGTAACTTAAATAATGATATGTATGAATGACTAAATTATACATTTGGTCGAATAAATATTAAAACAAATGAAAATTAAACTAAAAATACAATCTATTAGTGATATAATTACTAATAGTAGTTCGGAAATATTCTGTGCAATTAAAAGTGATAAAAACACAATAATTGCAATTACAGAATACTTACAATCACTTGGATGTCGATTTGGTAGTTGAGAAGATGATAATATGATAATCTTCGATACTCCGTATGGAGAAGGAGATTCAGGTGTAGAGGAAAGTTTTATTCCAATATTACGAGAATTACTAAATAAACAATTTGGTAAAGAAAACTATGAAATAATAACCGATGTACAATATTAAAATACAATCAGCAGTAGATGTTATTACTAATAGTAGTACATCTATTTATACAATTGCTGGAGATTGAACTCTAGAAACTATTCGAAACATTATTAATACGACACTTGAAATTGGAGGATCTGAATTAAAAGCAGATGATTTGTTTGAATTTAAACTTAATATTCCTGATTTTGATGATTATAATGATTTTCGTGATAGGTGTATAGAGTATGTTCTTGATAATAATATACCAACGGAAGACGAATATCGAACTGTTGAAATTCTAGAGCAATTGTGTAAGGAAGAACAGAATCAAATTGAGAAAAAACACCAATCCTTCAATATATATGATAAATATCAGAAGAAAATTGAGGAAGTAATTGGTCATTATATAACTGATAGGATTAAATCTTTAGTGGCATTAAGTATGACTAGTGGTTATTACAGTAGAGGATATACTATTACTCCTAAACAAAATATTGAAAAACACAAAAAACTAGCAGATTTGTTATCAAATTTGCAAAATTTATTCAACATAGAAGCAAGTTATGACTAATAAAATTTTATTTAAGTTTAACATCCAATCAATAAGTGATGTTATTACCAATAGTTCATCGGAATTGTTTGTTTTTAAGAACAAATCTTCATATGATGAAGTAATTGAATTGTTGAATCGCATTTATCCCGATTGGAGAAATGAATATGAGGAACCAGTACAAGCAAAAACGCTAGACGATCTAGGATCTTATTTAGATTGGATATATACACCGTGGTCATGTTATGAGAATAAAAAAACTGTTACAAGAGAAAATTCCATTCAAACAAAACTTGCAGTAAAATTTCATCTTCAACCAAAGGATATATATGAAAATTGGAAAGAATGGGATCCTAAAGCTGATAGTCATAAATTACGTGATTTGCGATTATCTGAAAAGGGTATCGAAATGATAAGGGAAAAAATGTCTGATAATGAATGGGCATTATACTCCATTACTGATAATCCAGATTGGGATTATCAAGAAAAACTTATGAAAGTTGCTTCACGTTATCATTTAGGCTAATATGGAAAGGTATATTATAAAAATACAAAATTTTAGTGACCTTATAACAAATTCATCATCGGAGTTGTTTGTACTTAAAACAGATGACTCCGCTGATGTTATCTTTAAAATGATTAAAAGTTATGCTAAAAAAGAAAATCGTCTTGGTGGACATATATCCGTTGAAACTATTAGAGATGCATTTAATCGTGCATTGGAATTTGGCATTTATGACGAACAAAACAAGCATTGGCATACAATGCAAAATACGTGATTAAGTCGTGCTCAATTATTTGATTTATATAAAACAAATTGGGGTAAGAATAATATCACAGTTAATGATAATGATTTATTAATAGATATTAATTGGCATTATCCAAATACAATAAAAGAATTATTAAAAAACACATTATGTGCAATAAGAGTAGAATAAAAATAGCAATACAGAGTTTTTCGGATATTATAACTAACAGTTCATCTGAATTATTTTGTAAAATACGTGGAAACAATCTTGAAGAAATTGAAGATATCTTAAATCATATCTTTGCGGATAGTGATACAGAAGCAGAACTTGTCGACTGGGATACTACTGAAACATATGAGGAAGTAAAATGTAATCCTTATGTTAGGTTTTATTTGGGATATCACTGTGGAGTACAAGATAACGATGTAGTTAAACTTGTAATTGAAAGTGTATTAAACAACAAAATAGGAAAAGATAATTATACAATAGAATACTAATGAAAGATTTCAAACATTTTGGAGTAAAAGTCAGAAAGTTTCCTGACCATAACTATCATGCAGTATGGTATAATCTTAAAACTATTAGACTTGGTGAAGGAGTGGCAAAGGAACTACCTCCAGACAAAGCTGAATTCTATGACGTTAGTCTAGGTACTAAATGTAACTTAGAATGTCCGTTTTGTTTAACAGAAGACAATTATGTTGAAACAGCTAATGGATCAATAAAAATTATTAATATAATAGAAGGAAATTTAGTATATACACTTAATGAAAACACTGGAAATACTGAATTAAAGCCTGTTGAACAACTTTATTGTCGTGAATATGACGGAGACTTAATTGAAATTAAAACAGAATCAAGTATAATACAAATTACACCCAATCATCAAGTTTTTACAGAAAATCGTGGATGGATTGAAGCTGAATATTTGCAACTTACAGACATCTTGTTAGAAATATAATATCGTCATATTAGGATTATTGAAAATTTTATTTTATCTTTGTTGAAAGATTTAAGTAAAATTTAAAATAATATGTGTGAAAAAATGTAAATTCTGTGATACAGACATTTCCAATTTACGTAGTAATGCTACAATATGTGGATCTAAAGAATGCAAACGTGCATATGATAAGTGGCGGAAATCATTAAAGAAAGAAGATCGATTTTGTGAAATATGTGGAACTAATATTAATCATCTAGCGGGACAAAGAAAAATATGTGAATCTGTTGATTGTATTAATGAACAAAAAAGACGAAAATATGCTTCTACTCTTAAAGAGAAATCTTGTGCTCGATGTGGTGAAATTTTTCTAGCTACTCTTAAGCAAACAATGTGTGAAAATTGTAGAACTATTCGAAACAATTCAAACTATCAAATGTTAGAACAACAAATTGTTTGTAAGAGATGTGGAAAATTAATTAAAACTACTAATAAAGTTATTAATCATAAAACAAAAGATATCTTAATTGGAAATCTTTGTGAAGATTGTTCAATTATTAGTAAGGAAGAACTTATCAGAAAGAATAAGTGACGAATGATTGTTGATAATCCTATGTGAAATGATGATATTAAATATCAATCTTTATATAATGCTTATATCACTAAACATTCAACAAAGAATTGTCAACCACTACTCAATTTTGATGAATATGTTGAATTGGTTAAAAAGAATGTTGAATTTAGGCAAAACCATCAACCTGAAACTAAAGAAGAAACAATACTTCGTATGAAAACTAATAATCCAATGTTTAATGAGTTAACTAAACAAAAAGTTTCTCAAACTATAAAAACCAAAATTAGGAATAGGGAATTAGTTTATAAAAAAGGCATAGAACATCATTTATGAAAAGGAAATCGTAACTTTAATAAATCGGTTCGTATTGCTCTTCGTCAATGAGTAAAAGAGTGTTTCAAAAAACAAAATTTTACTTGTCAGCATTGTGGTAAAACACATACAGAATTACACGTGCATCACATTACACATTTACGTGATATTATAAATAAAATAATAATAAATAATAATTTGGACATTTTTAAACTTAATGAGATATGTGGAACAAATGAATATTTCAATATTATACAACAAGTAGTTGATTATCATAATCAAATGAACGATAATGAATGAATAGTAGTATGTCCCAATTGTCATCACGAATTAGATAAATATTATAGAAGAAAAGTATATGATAATACAGAAATTAACAAGAACAAAATATAAAGGTAAGGTGTATAATATTGGTGTACAAGACAATCATAATTATTATGTTGGAAATTGTCTTGTACATAATTGTTACACTGATGCAAAGAAAACAGGTAAATTCTACGATAATATAGTAGAAAAAGCTAAATTTTTCTTTGGAAACATGTCTGAGAATGATAAACCATATCAAATAGCCATAGGTAAAAAATAATTTTATGATTCATTTGATTCAATATAAAAATTATATAATAAAATTAGAAAATTGCCCCTAATAAGAGTAATCTTATTAGTGTAGAGCGCCAACCTATATTAATTATAGGGGTACACTTTTGTGTGCTAACGGGGAAACCTAAGTCGAAAGATATGGCAATCCCGTGCTAACTACGAAGATAATATGTTGTAGTAGTGTAACGAGTATGGATGAACCTCTTAAAGAGAATATAAAACTTTGAAGGGCGCTCCATCCTATATGGATGAAAATGTACTCTACGCTTTTAGAAATAAAAGATCGCCAGTGTCACAAGGCGAACCCACGATACACCCAGATTTCCTTAAATTCATAGAAGCAATCTATGAGATGGGAATAGTACCCAATTACACCACTAACGGTATAACTATCGGAAATGACGATAAGTATTCAGAAGAATTACTTGATTATACCGAAAAATACTGTGGTGGAGTTGCCGTTTCTGCAAATACATGGAATGAACAAATCAATGTATTTTGGAGAAAGGCTGTTAATAAACTACTCATTCGGGATATTAATGTTAATATCCATTACATTATAGATAGTAAAGATTCAGTTGACGAATTTGTAAAAATCCACAATGAATATAAAGATAAAATATTATATTTTGTGCTTTTACCATTAATGGATTCAGGTAGATCAACTGAGAAGTGTTCTGAAGACGCATTTGAATATCTGTTAACTAAAGACTTAGATTTCAATAAAATTGCCTTCGGAGCTCATTTCTATAATGCTTTAATAAAAAATCAGGATAAAATCAAATGTTGGTTATATCCACCTGAAAGTCTATCAAAAAATTTGGTGCTTGATGATATAATAAAAATCACAGCATCATCTTTTCACAAAGATCCTTTAATAGAAATAAACTATAAAAATGAATAATAACGCTGAAGTAATATTCAGAAATCCAGATAATGATCAAAGAATCATTATCGACTTCGAAAATGATCAGGAGAATGACAGATTAAGATTCAATGTTAAAATTGATCCTCCTGTTGAAGATAATAGTCAAGAAATTGGCTTAATTGGAGCATTAGCAGAGATTCTTTTAACTGCAATTGGTCCAACAAATGAACAAGTTTAAGTATCCAATATTCTCAAAAAGTTTAGCAGATTACTTTAGAACAATAGTAAAAAACCACAATGATCCTATTGCTAAGTATTTATTAACAGTTGATGTGTACTGAAATTGTCTAAATCAACTTACTAGTGAAACTGATCAAGAAATCGTTATAAATCTCATTGATGCTTTAATAACTGAACAAATCAGTATGTTAAGTATTCGTGAAAATCAATTTGAAATTTCTTTTCTTCCAAAAGGAAAAGAACCAAAATACTCACATGGTAACTGAGTACGTGAAAATCGACAAACTGGCAAACCAACTAAAACAGTAAAAAAACTTATTAAAGCTAAATTTACTGATGCTGAATATGAAGTTTTTAATAATTTATTAAGAGCTTGTATTGAAAATAATCATCAATTTGAAATAGTAAGTGGTGATGATATTGCATATTGATATGATGAACAACACTATAAAACTCTTACTGGATCATTAGGCGATAGTTGTATGAAAGATGTTAATCCAGAATTTTTTGATATATATTCAGATCAGGCTGAGATGTTAATACTAAAGGATAAGGATGAATTAATTGGCCGAGCATTAGTATGAACAATTGATAATTTAAAGTATCTGGATCGAATATATGTTACAAAAGATTATTTAGTTCAAAAGTTTATTGATTATGCAATTGATAATAAATGAGCATTTCGTCAAAATAATAGTGTATTATCAGATGGAAGTGAAATTGAATGATACTTTCCTGATGATGAATATAAAACATCAAGACTTGGTGATTTAGAAATTGTGTTAAATAGGTATTATAAATATTATCCATATATGGATAGTTTTCGATATTTATATAAACAACGAAATAGTATATCTACATCGCCAGATAATGGAGAATATATAGAATTATCATTTACTAGCGGAGAACTTGGGGAATCTTATGTTTGTAGAAATTGTGGTAATGAATACAATATAGTTAATTTTGATGATCAGGAAGATATTTTCTATTCTAATTATTTAGATGACTATTTATGTCACGAATGTGCTGTTTGATCAGACGAATTAGATGATTGGTTACCTAGAGACAAATGTGTTCAATCAAAATGAAGCAGATATAGTTATGATTGAATTTTGGAGGATTCTGATAACATAATTCAAATTAATGATGAGTGGTGATTTACTGATGCAGAGGAAGTTATACATAATACAGAAACTGGTGAGTATTCACTTAAAGTAACAAATAATGAACAAAACTAGATATGACTTAATTCCATCACACGGAATTGAAGAAGTTTGTAAGGTTTTAACAGCAAAGTTAGATCAATATAAACAAAATGAATGGAAGAACGGACTGAAATGAACGTCCGTTCTTTCTTCTTTAAAGCGTCATTTAAACGCTTTTGAAAATGGAGAAGACTTCACTACTGATGGACTTCTTCATATGGCTGAAGTAGCTAATAATGCTTTAATATTGTGTGAATATTATAAGATATTCCCACATGGCGATGACAGAATTATTGCACCAGTTATTAAACCAATAATTGGTTGTGATTTGGATGAAGTAATCTTTGATTTTCTTGGAAGTTATGAAAAGAAATTTAATACTACTTTAAATCCATATTGAGCATGTACTTATCAAATGGGTGAACATTTGTCAGAATTAGAAAATGATAAAGAATTCTGGTTAAATTTACCAGTTCTCAATCGTCCAAGTTTCGAAATTGATCATTATATTACTGCTCGTAGTATTCCAATTGAATGGATTAAAGAAAGTCTGGAGAGAAACGGATTACCATGTGTTCCAGTACACGTTGTTCCATGGGGAACAAGTAAAATAGAGGTTTTAAAAGAACTTAAGATCGATATTTTCATAGATGATAAGTATGCGACTTTTAAAGAATGTACTGAGAATGGTATATTCTGTTATCTAATGAATGCTCCACATAATCAACATTATAATGTGGGGCATAAGAGAATCTACAACCTTAACAAACCTTTGAAATAATGAAAATATTCAAACTTTTCAATATAGATCTTAGTAAGCCTATGACAGAATATATTGAAACCCAGATAACTGACCAAGAATGGGAAGAATTTGCTTATGAAGTAGAGTGTGCATATGATTGGTATAATAAGTTAGATGATGTTATAGCTAAATCTTCTATATTTATAGCTAGACTTAAGTTACATGATATAGATTGGATATGGGATCATACTATTGATTATTTTGATGGAAGTCGATTTACGCTTGATATCAAACAAGTCGAAAAATCCATGTTAGAAATTGATGACATTACTAAAGAAGAAGTAAAACACGCAATTTTTATTATACAAGATATTTACAACCAAATAAATCACATATAATGAGAAACTTTTTTACTAAAATTTGGGGAACATCCTACTCTGATGAACTATTTGATTATCTATGTGATCTGATTGACAAGTATGAATTAGATACCTTTAACATCTCTGGAGATATAGGTGATTTCCCAGATGATATTATTCCTGCAGTATTACACGCATTCTGTTGCCAATGTGGGCTTCTGTTAGATGTGGATATTTATCTAATGGATCATTTGGAAGTAGGTGACAGTGAAATAACTTTTGAGTATGATTTGGAAGTAGATAGAGAATATCTAAAAGACTATTCAATAGAAGAACAGGATGAGGTAGATAAATTTCTAACAACATTTAGGTCTATAATTGAAGATCTTAATGTTATACTAAACGCTTTTGGTTAATGAACAGAATAAAATTTTCTGAATTTGAAATAACACCATTAAGAGAAACTGCGAAAAAATTAAACCTAACAGATGAGGAATACTTTAGTTCAGCCTATAAAGATTACATAAGCAATTCTAAACTCAAATTGATTAATCCAGAACAGGAAGGATCTCCTCAGAAGTACAAAGAAGGTCTAACATCTGAAACTACAAGCTCCTTAGCCTTGGGATCAGCTGTCCACGAACTGTATCTACAGTCAGATGAATTTATATTAGTTGAAGGACTATGTAAACCATCGGCAAAGCTTGGACAAGTGATAGATCGCATCAAGTATTACCGAGATCAACAATATTCTATTTATGATGCAATAATTCAATCTTCTATTGATGTAAATTATTATAGTAATAACTTAACATCAAAAAGAATTCAAAAAATAATCAAGGAAGGATTCTACTACTATTGACATTCAAGAAATCTTGGTGTTAATAGTGTAGTATTGAATGATGCAGATGCCGAGAAATGTAAAAATTGTCTCGCCTCTCTACATTCAAATAAGAAAATCACTAATGCTATACGAGGTATAGATTTATTTGGTGATCCAATTGATTCGTTTAACGAAGATGCATTATTTATAGATGTTGAAATTACGTATAAAAATAAGTCAGTTGTTCTGCCATTGAAAATGAAGGCAGATAACTGAACTATTGATACAACAGAAAAAATTCTAACATTAAATGATTTAAAGACAACAGGTAGTGAATTGAGATGATTTATGAGTCATTCATTCAACACATATCATTATGCTCGCCAAATAGCTATGTATTCCTGAATTCTTCAGCAATTCTGTGAAAAGGAATACAATTTCGACAATAATTGGACTTTTAAATCCAATATTGTTGTAGTTGAAACTAATCCGCCACATAACTCACAACTCTATTCGATATCAAGACAGAGAATTAAGGAAGGAATGCGGGAATTTAAACAACTATTAAAGCGAGTAGCTTATTATGAAATACACGGATATGAAAAAGAGGTTTATTTTATTTAGCAAAAATTTTTTGCATGAGTTGTTTTTGAAAGAATTTTGTTGTATATTTGTATGACAATAATAAGGAGATGTTTTAAATGTTTAAAAAATTCTTAGTAAATGAGAAAATTCATCATAGACGCTTACAGTCTAGAAGAAGCTAAAGTAAAATCAAGTGAGTTAGGATTGACCGTAACCACTAATGTAACACAGAGTTGGAAGAATCAAAACTGTCCAATAGATGACAAGTCGTTTAAAGTTTTCGCAGAAGAAATGCTTACAACGAAAAGATTAGATAAAGCAACTGGCGTTGGTCTCATCGTAGCAATTAATCCAGGATCTAAAGATACTCGTGAACGTCCTTACAAATTCATTAATAATGTAACTGAAGGAAAACGTGGCACGAAAAGAGTAATCGAAATTCGTACAAAATCCGATGGTAAATTAGTAGGTGAAGCTGAAAATAAAGGTAAAGCCGCTGAATTGGCAAAGGAATTAATGCTTAAATACCGTCAAGACATGATTGCAACTATTGTATATCGTGTAACTGAAAACAAAGACGTTGCTTTCGAGTTGAAATATGCTCCATCAGCATCTGCTGTACAGGGTAGATACATTGCATTTGGTAATGTAGCTGACTAATTAAAATCTGTCAAGGAGAAGTAGAAATACTTCTCCTTTTTTGTTTTAGATGGTATTTGAATTTGAATTTAAAAATTCCCAATGGCATTGAATAGAAACTGATACATATCCATATACAATACTTACTACTCCTAATCAATTAATATTTAAGTCAACTATGTATGCAGAATCTGATTTTGGTGTATATATTTGAGTTGATCTTGATAAATCATGTAAACCTCAATATTTAGGATGAGGTATATGAATTCCTTGACGTATTATATATATTGGAAAGTCCCCATTATTTCCTCCTTATGAGAAAAGAAGAGCTTTCAATCATCAAGTAGATTTATTATCCAATACGTTATGAGCAGGTGGTAATTATGGATGTATAATGACTGTTATAGGATCAAGTGAGGAAAATGCCCTAGCCTTTGAAGCACACTGTATTAAAGTTGCAATAGAAGAACTAGGATATAAGCTTTCTTTTGACGGAATGTATGATCCTAAGCTTATTAAAGCAATGGATATCATAAACAAACGTAGAGGAATAGAGAAGTATCTATTCAGATTAAATGATCATAATTATTAAATCCATTGGAAATTACACTTAACAAATTGTTGGAAGGAAAACCAACAATTATCAAAAACAAAGAGTATTTTGCAACTAAAGAGTACGTAAACCCGTTTTTGGATGCTATGTCCAAGTTTACAAATAATTTTGTTGTTAGAGTACAAACCCCAGATCAAATTACAACAACAGATGGAGAAGAAGATCTTACTTTTAATAGAGTATGAATACAAGCGATTCTTCCTGAAAAACACACCATATATGATCATGATGAAGTTGTAGGATTAATCTATGGACTAGATGTTAAAACCCCAATATACAAAGTATATCGTGGTATGTTAAATAGAGCTTGTACTAACTTATGTGTGTTTGATCCTCAATGATTACAGGTTTGCGAACTTATTCCAGGTGAATATTTCACTTATAATGTTCAATCTATAATGGAACAGGTATCTACTTTTGAGAAACAAATAATACACATGAAAACTACTTTCTTACCGTGTGATCCAGAGGATCGTCATCAGTTACTAGGTAGACAAATTGAAAAAGCCTTATTAGAAGAATATCGTACTATTGCTGGTAAAGTAAAACTAGCAACTTCTACAGTTATTAAGGCATATGAAGATGTATATTATGATACTTCTTCAAGTTACTATGTTGGGGAAAATCCATGTAGTATCTTTAATTATTATCAAGCATTTACTGAGATAGTACGTGATGATAAAAAGGACATTCTCAATAAATTTGAAAAGACCATGTTAATTAATAGTTTATTTGATTTATAATGAAATATGTTATTAAAAGAAATGGAGAATTTCAAGAATTTAATGAGGAGAAAATACGAATAGCACTAAGCAAAGCGTTCAGTTCTGTCGGAAAAATATTAAGTGATTTAGATTGAAAAAATATCTATTCGCAAATAAGAGTAAAGAAAAGTATAAGTATTGAGGATTTACAAGATCAAATTGAAAATGCCTTGATGATTTATAATTATTTTGATGTAGCTAAAGCATATATCATATATAGAGAAAAACACCGTGAAATTAGATTTATAAAAGAGAGGTCAGAATATATTGATAAATGTTCTGAATCTTCAAGCAATACTGCAACTCTATCTGAAGTTGATGAAAATGCAAATGTTCAAGTTAAGAATGTGGCAACCATTGAATCAGAAACATATAAGTCTTTGAATAAGAATATTCAGAGATATAAAATGAAAAAGAAATTAAAACAATTATTTCCAGAGGTGGCAGATCAATATGAAAAGGATTTAGAATCACATATTATATATGCTCATGATGAGGCTAGTTCTCCAATACCTAAACCATATTGTGTTGCAGTATCATTATATCCATTTTTATTACACGGAACATCGACATTAGATGGATTAAAATCTAAAGCTCCAACCAATTTATCTTCATTTTGTGGACAATTTAATAATTTAGTATTTTTACTAAGTTCACAATATCGTGGAGCAATAGCATTTGGAGAGTTTTTTAATGTTTTCTATTATTATTGTGTAAAAGAATGAGGAGAAAAATTCTGAGAAATAGACCACAGATTACATCTTGCTTCTTCTAAGAAGCCTAAAACAATCTCTGAATTTATTGAACAATCGTTTCAGAATATAGTCTATACTATTAATCAGAGTGCATCCAACCGATCATTTCAATCACCGTTTACTAATATCTCATACTATGACAAGAACTACTGACACGCTTTGTTTAAAGACTTTATATTCCCAGATGGTAGCAGACCTGATTGAACAGGAGTTGATTACCTTCAAAAGAAGTTCATGAGATGATTTAATAAAGAACGAGCTAAAACGTTACTTACATTCCCTTAACATTCAATGGGGAATTAAAACCTTTTTTAATTGACTTGGAACTCCCTATGGGACAACAAGGGGCAAGCAAGACATAAACACATCTGTGCAGCCTGAACGACTAAACAAAAAGGGCTTTTATAAATAACTTTGTAAAGGTATGTGATAGTCTGAACTCTGTGGCAACATAGAGAGGAAATTTGAAGAGAATTTCCCGTCTAATAAATTTTATGAAACTTTACTTTGTTTCCTCATGAAATTTTAGTATTTTTACACTTTGTAAATCAAAATAAAAATTTTAAAATTATGAACAAAAAATGTTGTGCCTGTGGTGCACAAGAAGGAAAAATTATACTTAGTACAGTGGATAATAATTATTATTGCAAAAAACATTATATGCAAATGTGAAGATATGGGTATATTAAAAATTTTATCACTCAGAATGATCCAAATGAATG